TAAAGGAGACCTTACAAGAATGATTTATTGTTTAAAAGATGTTCATTTATTTTATAAGTGGGAGACAATTACCCGTCAATTTAGAGAGGTTAATTTTGGTGAAATATTAGATAAACCACAATACAAAGACATAAGTGATTTCGCAGCACAAGCTTGTTCTGGTGGTTCTTGTGAAATCACAAGCATTTAATATATGGCAAAAGATAAAACGGTAAGGGAGAAGAATATACTTCTCCCTTCTGATTTTTATGAAGAAAATGGTATAATTGTTTTTACAGAAGAATACCATATTAAGAGAGGATATTGTTGTGGTAATAAATGTAGACATTGTGCGTATGAACCAAGAGCACAAAAAGGGAATACTACTTTAATAAAAAAATAATCCAAGTATATTTATGTGATATGGCAAATGGTACAACATATGGTCTTGCGTTCCCTTTTAAGGATTCTATTCGTGGAGATTACTTAGAGCTTACACAATTTCAAAAAGATGAAATCAAATCAGACTTATTACATCTTTTATTAACTAGGAAAGGTTCAAGATATTATTTACCAACATTTGGAACAAGATTGTATGAATTTCTTTTTGAACCCTTTGATGGTTTAACATTTGATGCAATTCAATCCGATATTAGAGATGCGGTTCAAAACTTTATGCCAAATCTTTTAATTAATGGGATAACAATTACACCAGCAGATCCTCAAGAAGAAGTTGATATTGCAACAGGGCAAAATCTTGTAGGAACCAGTGAATCTTCAATTTATAGACTTCCTGGTAAAGGAACTTCAGAGTATACTGCAAAAATAAAAATAGATTATTCTACAAATGGACAAACATTTGCACAGAGTGATTTTCTAATTATCAATATTTAACATAAATGGCTAGCCGTCAAATACCATATACAACCAGAGATTTTCAAGCGATAAGAACGGAATTACAAAATTACGTTAGAACTTATTATCCTGAATTAATACAAGATTTTAATGATGCTTCTGTATTTTCAGTATTCTTGGATTTAAACGCAGCTGTTGCAGATAATTTACACTACCATATTGATAGAAGTATTCAAGAAACAGTACTCCAATATGCACAACAAAAATCATCAGTTTATAACATAGCCAGAACTTATGGATTAAAATTACCAGGACAAAGGCCTTCAGTTTCTTTAGTTGACTTCTCAATTACGGTACCAGCATTTGGAGATAAAGAGGATGAAAGATATCTTGGAACCTTATTAAGAGGATCTCAAGTTGTTGGTGCAGGATTAGTATTTGAAAACATATATGATATTGATTTTTTTTCACCATATAATGCCCAAGGATTCCCTAATAGATTAAAGATACCAAATTTTAATTCTAATGGAATTTTATTGAATTATACAATTACCAAAAGAGAAATTGTTGTTAATGGTATTACAAAAGTCTTCAAAAGAACTATCAGTCCTAATGATGTAAAACCATTCTTTGAATTATTTTTACCTGAAAAAAATGTATTAGGTATTACAAGTGTTTTATTAAAAGATGGAACACAATATACAAATGTGCCAACATCAGCTGAATTTATGGGATTAACAAATAGATGGTATGAAGTAGATGCCTTAGCAGAAGATAGAGTGTTTATTGAAGACCCAACAAAGGCTTCAGACCAACCAGGAATTAAAGTTGGTAGATACATTCAAACTCAAGATAGATTTATTAGTGAATACACTGGAGAAGGATTTAAAAAATTAACATTTGGTGGAGGTACAAATACTGCTCAAGATGCATTAGATCAATTTACTACTTATGGTACAACATTAGAACTACAGAAATATACAAATAACTTTTCTTTAGGATCGGCATTGAAAGCTAACTCAACATTATTTATTCAATATAGAGTGGGGGGAGGATTACAAACTAATTTAGGAACTAATGTAATTAATCAAATTGGAACCGTATCATTCTTTGTTAATGGACCTTCTGAGGCAACAAACTCGTCGGTTGTTAGTTCTTTAAGATGTAACAACGTGACTGCAGCAATTGGTGGGTCAGGACTTCCAACAATTGAAGAGATAAGAAATTATGTATCATTTAACTTCTCGGCACAAAAAAGAGCGGTTACCGTACAAGATTATGAATCAATTATTAGAAATATGCCAGCTCAATTTGGAGCACCAGCTAAAGTAGCTATAACTGAAAATGATAATAAAATAATGATTCAAATTTTATCATATGATACTTCAGGTAAACTCACTAACATCGTATCCAATACTTTGAAACAAAATATTGCCAATTACTTATCTAACTATAGAATGATGAATGACTACATCTCAATCTTCACCGCTGAAGTTATTGATGTAAGTGTAGACCTTTCAATTGTATTAGATTCTGCGCAAAATTCAGGTCAAATCATTTCACAGGTTATTGATTTAATATCAACATATTTTAATCCACAAACAAGACAACTTGGACAAAACGTTTATTTATCTGAGATAAGAAGCATAGTTCAAAATACAAATGGAGTTTTAACTGTTGCAGGACTTGATATCTATAATGAAGTAGGAGGACAATATTCTTCCGCTGAAACATCAATGGTTTATTCTAATCCTGAAACAAAATTAATTGGACCTGTAGATGATACAATATTTGCACAACCATCACAAGTATACCAAATTAGATATCCAAACAAAGATATTAGAGTATCAGTTAAGAACTTCCAATCAGTTACATTTTCATAAGTTTATTTTTAACATCTTTAAACTATAATTTAAAGTGGTGTATTTTTTTTATAAAATACCACATAAACTATTTATAGTTAAAGGCATCAGATGGGTCAATCATACAGGATACAAACAGAGCTTGGAATTAATAAAACAATTAATGTTCAATTAGACCAAGAGTTTGAATTTCTTGAAATTCTTTCATTAAAGATTCAACAATCAGATATCTATACTAGAAGTTGCGCAGACTATGGTGTGGTGGTCGGTAGAATAACTGCTAATGGTGGATTTGGATTACCAAATGCAAGAGTTTCTATATTCATTCCTATTGAAAGTATTGATGAATCAAATCCTATTATTCAAAGTATATATCCTTATAAATCATCAAGTGATAAGAATGATGATGGATACAGATATAATTTATTACCTTACGAAAAATCATATTCAAAACATGCGGCAACAGGAACATTACCTTCAAGAAATGATGTATTAACAGCAAGTACTGTTGTAGAAATATATGACAAATATTATAGGTTTACTGCCAAAACAAATGAGAGTGGTGATTACATGATTATGGGGGTTCCATTAGGAGAACAAACTTTAGTTATGGATGTTGACTTATCAGATATTGGTGAGTTCTCTTTAACTCCTCAGGATTTAATTAGAATGGGTATTGCAACTGAAGCTCAAGTTGCTGGAAACCAATTTAGAACTTCAACTGACCTTAATTCATTACCACAAATTGTTAGTTTATCAGTTAATACTGAAATATCTCCATTGTGGGGAGACCCTGATTTATGCCAAATTGCTATTAATAGAGTTGATTTTGATTTAAGAGATAGTGCTAATATAGATATACAGCCAACATCAACATTCATGGGTTCCGTTTATTCAACAGCTGATGGATTTAGAGTTAGAAAAAATTGTAAGCCAAGAGATAATATGGGAAATCTTTGCTCTTTGGCCTCAGGACCAGGACAAATATTATCAATACGTCAAACCATTCAACAAGACGCAGACGGTAATCCAATATTAGAACAATATCAGTTGGAACAAGCCGGTAATATAATTGATGGTAATGGAACATGGTTAACTGAATTACCAATGAATTTAGATTATTTGGTTACAAATCAGTTCGGAGAAAAAGTATTATCTAATAACCCAACAATTGGTATTCCAACAAAGGCTAAATATAGATTTAAAATTAAATGGCAACAACCAGCAGCATTAACAACCCAAACAAGAAGACCAAATTATTTAGTTCCAAACATTAAAGAATATGGTTGGACAAACAATACTAATGATCCTAATTATTCAACAAGTGTTAATCAACAATTAGAAAGTTCTTATTATTTTGGTTTGGCGTGGAGTGGTTATACTAATGGATTTACTAGTACTGCAAAAACAAATAGATTAAATGAAATCATTGATTGTGAGGATACTTTTTATGAATTTAAATTTAATAGAGTTTATACTATTGCAGGTTTAATTGATGAATATAAAAAAGGGGCTAAAGGTAGATTTATTGGTATTAAAGAAATAGATGATGATGATTGTTCAAGTAGTGTTAATAAATTTCCTGTTAATGATGGGTTTAGAAATTTTGATTTTTTATTTTTTCTATTTTCTATTTTAATGACAATTCTTCAACCTGTTGCTTTAATACTACTATTTGTTGCTCATATATTACTTTGGTTATATAATTTAATTTTTGAATTTTTATGTGCAGTCTGCCGTCTTCCTGTTATTAGACGACTTGGATTTTGTAGAAGGTTAAAATGTGATAAAAGATCATTCTTATTAAGATTACCAATGATAACTTATCCTGAGTGCCAAGCATGTGAGTGCGCTCAGGAATCACAAACAACCCCTACCGTACCTGAACAAGAAACAAATCCGGATAATATTTCAACAGGATTTTTAAGTTATTTATCATCTCCATTAAGTTATTCTGGGATGTTAATTGATAAATTTTCGGCAGATACTGTTAATTCTGATTTGATTGCAACAACAATTAGTGAAGCTATTGCAGGACGAGCAACTTTTGCATTTATTAATGATCCTACAGTTTATAAAATGCCAAGATCAAAAAGTGTTAATTTTACTATATCTGAATCGGAAATATGTATTACCGGTAATCAATATAGAATTGAAAATAATACACAAAGTTCAATAAGTATATCTTATTACGATTGCTCAGGTGTATTACAATCAGACCCAAATCTTGGTTCAGGACAACAAATAACATTCTGTGCAAATCAATCTTATGGTTTAATTGATTATAGTAGTGGTAGTTTGTTTGATTTAGGATTATGTCCACTACCAACTGAAACTCAAACAATTGTTCTTCCTGGATTTGCGACTTCAAAATCATTACCATTGGGAGAACGAGTTAATGTTTTTAATCAACGTAAGAATTTTTTCTCAGGTAAAAATAAAATTAAAGTAACGTTTGCCAAAGAATCAAATTATGGTAAATCGCATTATGATAATACTTTAACAGTATTATCTACGACACAATATAACGCTGGTGATTTATTAACATTTATTAATATAAATTCAACAACTGATAAAAACTTTTTGTATAGTGCTGATACAGTTAATGGTCTTGAGACAGGAATAAGTGGAACATCCTATAATGGTCCTGGGTCAACAACAATTAATGTTAGTTACGCAACATCTCAATACACAAATTCAACACCAATTAGTTATACATTACCCTATGGGTCTAATGAAATAAATTATAAGTTTCCTGCAGATATTGAATACTTTCAAGTTGTAACCGCATTAACAGTGTCTCAAGCCGTTGCTATTTGGAATGATAATGATTTACAATCATTTCCAAATCTTTTTAAGGAAAATACCTATGTTGATAGGTGGGTTAAAGAAGTTGTTGGAGATAGATATCTACCTGTGGAAAGTGGTGATTATAAAGCAATTGATTATTATCAAGAATTTTCCAATCAATATGTTTTAGTTTTACAAAGAGGAGTTGACCCATATTCACCAAAATATATTAATGAATATAGTTTAGGTAATATATTTGGAACAAATGAATCTGATAGTAATTGGACATTTACTGCAGAAACAAGAGTTAATATACCAATACAAAAATTAACAAATACTTCTATAACAATACAACCATATAATAATCAAAGTGATATATTTTACCAATCTTATTTCTTTAGTCCTGGTATTCCTGGAAGCACTGTTTCAGGAGGACAATTTACAGGATATACCACAACAAATACCGCATATTATGGATTATTAAGTTCTGAAATTACTACGACATACGGAACATCATCTAATAATGAAATTATTTCAAAAAGTGCTAATGGATTTTACGATAATGCACAAAGTAGTGCGTATTATGATGATTCTGAAGATTTGTCTGGTGCTGCATTAATGGGATGTGTTGATTATAATCAAACTAATAGTGCGTCATCTGACCAATCTTATTTTGGGTATACCTATTATACTAATAGTATATGGTCAAGTCCAACTAATTCAATCACATTAAGTACTTCTCAGTTAAATGTAATGAGAACGGATAGATTACCTACATCTGATGGATTAGATGGAGGAAGTTGGACTAATAATCCATCAATATTACAACAGAACAACAACTTTGCAATATATGTTATAAACACTGATAGTGAAGATATAACTAGTACAGCATTTACAACAGGTGCTGATATAGCAACACCTGATTTAGAAGGTCTTCCAAATGCAATAACTGTTTTAGAAAGTTTTAACTGTGAATCAATGGTTGGGTTAACTTGTTATAAAGGATTCGGAATTAATTTTGAAATTGACCAAAATTGTGTTGAAAAAGACGGAGTAGAAAGAGGCTGTTATTTATTTATGAGAAAGCCATTAACTGATTTAGGAAAAGACATTAAAAATTTTAATGAATGGGCATTTAGATTTAGATTTTTCTATGGATTATGTAGAGGTGTTTTATCTCAATCATTTATGAATAATTGGGTTAATGGTAGTTTATATATGTTTCCAATACAAGTTGATACAAGATATAATAGTAGAAATCAACCATATTCTAGATTTTGTAAAGATTTAGTTCATTTTAATTCTGAAACTAATAATTTTTATTATAGGAGTAGTCCATATAATACTAATTCTAATAAATTTATAGGAATACCAAGTCCAGCGGATAAATCGGTTAATGTAAGGAATTTATTATTTCCAACAACAATAATAAATTTAGGAATGAAAGATTATTTTTATCAAGAAATTACTTTTGACCCATCAACAAGAGGATATATAATGCCTAATTTAGATTCAACAAGTTATGGAGATACTTCAGATTTAGTTAACTTATTTGTTATTTCAAGAATAACGGATGAAACATTTTTAAAACAAATATTTTCATCGGGGGATAATTCTTTAAATCAATTATTTAGTAGAAATAACCCTAGTTTATTTAATCAGGCAAGAAGAATTGATGGTGATTTAGCACAACTTTTGTCAATAAATTCAGAAGAAGGTGTTATTAAATTTTCACCTGAATATTATGAAACTGTTCCTGGATCTACAACTGATCCAACAACAATTTTAGGAACTGCTAGTAATCCAACAATCGCAGTATGGTTCTCATCATCTACAAATGATATTCAATTTAAAGATTTTATAACTCCAGGAAGAATTAATTTCAGACCTAATGATAATGCTAATTATTATCCATATCCTTACGGTATAAAATCACAAGTTGTTCCATTCTATCAATGGCAATTAAATAATACTACAACAATTTTTGGCGATCAATATAATAGTTGGGCTACCAACTTAAATGACATTGTACAAAATCAAAGATATCAATCTTTGGATAGGACAAGTCAGACTATTCCGAATTACTTTAGACCAAGTACATCAAGTGTTAATGATTTGTATGCTAGAGGATATATTTTTAGTGTTGACGCTAATGGAGTTTATTCAACAGTTGGAGCAACAAGTGATAAATTTTTGGTAGGAGCTCCATTCCAATTTTATTTTGGAACTGTTAAGGGTGAATCAGCGTTAGATAAATTTAAAACGAAATATTCTATCATTGAATAACTATAAAATTATACCGAGTAGATTAGAGTATCAATCAGCACCTTCTATTGACCAAGAGATACCAATTTCTTTAGAAGAAAAAAGTCAATCTATTATTGAATATGATAGAAGTAGTACTATTAGTTTAGCTCAAGTATATGATGATGAAAGGCAGGCTTGTTTAATATTCAGACCAACATTTAAACTTACATACATATATGGTAATTCATATACAGGAACAACAGCATATACACCATTTCAATATAATCTTTATTATACTCAGCCAGAAGTTTCAATGTCAAGTGGAACATGGAAAGGATTACCGCAATATTATGAATTTGATTTTTTTAGACCTGATATAAATGACCAGCATATTACTTATAAAGCAAAAAGTGCTTATACCTATAATTGGACATATTATTTAAGTTATGGATATGAAAATGATTATAATAAAAAGTTATATTTTAATTTAAATAATTCAAATTTAACTTGGACGGCATCAACAGGAATTCCATTTATTATTAAAAATAGTCAACAAAACGGTAGTTCAATAATTGCATTTCAATGTATTGCTCCACATGGGCTTAGTGTGGGAGAATATGTTGAATTATCATTCGCTTATAACAAAACAACTTTATTTCAAGTTTACTCCTTAGGTAATAATTTATTTGACAGTTCTGAATACATTTTTAATGTTTACAATATTGGATATACAGGTACAACGTTTAATAATAATATTACTGGAACATTTAAAAGAGTAATAAATCCTACTAATTTAGAAGAAACAAGGTCAAAGTATTATGTTAGAAAACATAAGATATTAACGAATTTGGAAGATAGTGTAATGACCAAAATTGGTTTTGAAAAGAATGTTTTTAATGAAACAAGAAAGTTAGAGTATAGTTCTATAACTCCAAATCAAGTTACAAGAATATCTCAATTAACAAGTAGTAATGCTTATAATGTAACAGTCAACTATGACTTGGATTTCACTACATTATTGGATAATCAAAAAAGACCTATTAGTGAGTTATATTTGACTGTAATAAATAAAGGATATACGGGATATTTTAATAATCCTTTTAATAATGTTGGATTAAAACAAGGATGGGAATTTAACCTAACAAAAGTATCAAATAGTTATTGGAGTACAACAAATGAAATTTCCAGTACTAATATACCAGTATCTTCATATACAAGAAGCCAAAGTGGAAAAACATATACTTTTTATTTTAATCAAGACTTAAAGAAAGATGATATTATTGATGGAGATTTTTGTGAATGGAATAACTATGAACAATTGGAAAGAGTTGTTTCCCCTTATTATCAAAAAATAAAATATAATCAAAATATTTTTCAAACAACAAGAACGACAGACCAAAATTCACCAGGATTTTATTATACCCCACACAACAAGATGACTTTAAGGGTATTCTCGGATTATGTTGAAACAGGAGACCTTAAGTTTATCGACCAAGTTCCATCATATTCTTATTTTTCAAAATCTGACCAACAATTCAGATGGAGAGATTTATATACTTTTGGATTTATAGATAATTTAAAGAGAGGTGTTGATTATCCGTTCTTTAACACTGCTCAATACCCGTTTGCAGATGTTGTATTTAGATTAATTCCAGAAGGAATAAACTTCAACTCTTCATTACTTGGAGTTGATTATCCTATTAAACCGTTGATAGATGGATGTGAGTAAATTTTTTATTAGGCAGAATACTTTAACTGCAAAACAAATTAATATTCCTATTCAGTTAGATTGGGATTACTTGGGATTGGACCAAAGTGTTGATGAATATGAGAAAGAGGTTATTACTGAAGTAATTGGGGTTGGAAGAGATTTTGAGATTGATAGGTTTGCAAATGCTCCTTTTACAGGAACATCGCAAGAAACTGCTATTAAGTATCAATTTTATTTTTATTCTGGAGGAACTTTAACTAATCCATTGAATTGGAGATTGGATTATAGAAGTGAAGGTTTTACCACAGGAAACATATTTTATTATGATAATAATTTTGCCAATTCGTTCTTTAAATTGGATTTATATGATTCAACAGATGATAAAAAACAAAAGAATTATATAACTATAATAATACCAACACAGCAAGGATTAAAGAAGGATGCGATATTACAAAGACAACCTGTGACGATTAAAATGCCTGATTTTGTATTGGATTATGTTGGAGATAAGGAAGGGTATTTTATTTATTGGTTAAAGAAAAGAACTTTCGTGAATATTGATACATTTTATATGTCCGCCAAGTTCTATAATGCGATGACTGGAACTTATACCAAAATGATGAATGTCCCTCAATCAACGATTCAAGGGGAACATAATTTCGATAGTTTAACATATTTCTATTATCAGGTTAAGTTGAATTATGATAAGAGAACTTATCAGGTTTTTAACACAATAACAGGAAACAGAGAGGGAACTCCACTTCCCATAAAATGGTATGAATATGTTAACCCATAATGGCAGATTATAATTTTATAGTATCCCCAGAGACTGTTAGTGCAGATTTAACCACCGTAGATTGGAGTGGTGAAACTGTTGGCGTTTATTCGGGGATGTCTCAAATGGTAAGTGGAGGAACTTATGGTACTTCATTATTAACGGGACTTACGGTTAATATACTTTTAACTCAAACGGCAATTGATGCTGGATATTATACACAATTTGATGGAGCTGTTCTTCAAAAAGATGTTGTATCTAATTTTATATTTTCATCAACAACTGAAGACCCATATAAAGTTTATGTGTATAATACCTCAAGTGAGTTTCAAAAGTTTTTGGATTTATCAAAATATGTTATTAGTTGGGGTGATGGTTCACAATTGCAAGCTGTTACAAACTATACTCCTAATTCAATATCTCACGTATATCCTTCAGCAAATAAGACATATGAGATAATGTTGGAACAAGTCAATCCTTGGGGAATTACAAAGATTAAAAAGACCGTTACTTTACCTTATTCTGAGGTTACCATTTATAACCAACAAGGTACGGCATATTTTACTCCGGCAGGAGGAAATTGGTTCGGGACTCCAGTTAGTTATGATTATATATTTTCTGGCGATGCGGTTAATGTTGTTTCAGCCCAAACATCTAACAATTATCTTAATGTTCCATTTATTATTTCAGGAATAACAACATCAAGGGTAACCGAATTATCATTATATGGAAATCCAAAATATCAAGTTGGAGTACCTGTAATTAAAAATGGTCAAATATGGGGGTCAATAACAAATATGGATTTGGTTTATACTGCCTATACCATCACAGGAATAAACTTTTATGATTATGCTGACGGAACAAGCATTTTTTTCCAAGAATCTTCAGGATTCACGGATAGTAATTTAACAGCGGTTCCAATCACTAAATTGGAAGCATTACTTAAAGTAATGGACCAACCACAGATACAAACGGATGTCTTCATGGAACGTGGAAAAAATAGTGCGTATGAAAGAGTACAAAGATTGGGAGAAGTGGATAACTTGGGAGATATGTTAAATTACGGATATGGATTTTTTAACGTACAAAAGAATCCTTAAACTATTTATTAAAAAACTAAATTATGTCAATAGGTTCATACGGTACAATTAGACCATCAGATGTATCACCACAAGATGTGGAAATTCAAATGGTATATACACCCTCTAGAGATGTTACAGATAACTATGTCCTTACATCATTGGACGCACAAAGTGTTTTAAAACCTTATTTTAATAATTCTGAAACAGGTGGAAATACTGGTGTTGAAGTTTTAGGAGGATTATATAATCTTACATTGCCAGCACAACAATTTAATGCACTTGGAATTTATACTTTATATGTAAGACCAGCTCAGATTAGAACAACAATTACGGATTGTGGGGTTTTAAGTGCGTTACCAAACGTTAAAGGTATTGTTGTTGATTTAACAAATGTCCCTGTTCAATATCAAAATAAATTTGTATCACAAGGACTTGTTGGATTTAGAGTAGAATACTTAAATGCTGATGGTTCAAAGATACCAAACTTTTTTAGAGTGGTAACCTCATGTTTCTTTTGTGAACCAGTTGTTACTAATGAAGTTAATACAACACAAAAATCTATTAGATATAGATACGTTGATGGAAGCGCTAATTTATTGTTTTTAACATTATCACCTTCATCATCACCTTCAAACAAACCAAACGCTACTCCATATATTGGACAACCAAGTCAAGGTATTATTATTTCAAATACCTACTTTAATCCAATTTCAATAGAAGTTGAAATGGTTGAATACGACATATCATCTCTTGCGATTGCTCTTTACGGTAATCAAACCAAATCTATGGATGATGGTGTGTATACAATCTATGATTCTCAAAATAATATTTACAGACAATACAACCTATACGAAATTAGAGACCAATTTAACGCATTGTTATATGAGGTTAGACAGAGTAGAGGTGGTAATATTGATTTTAGTAAAAACTTTACAAATATAACTACATAATGGCAACAACGATAAAAAGTACAAAATATTTTTATCCGCCAGTACCTGGTAGTGGTGCGGCGACTTTCTCTGATAATATTGTGGGGTTACAAACCGTGCAAGGGGGAGGTCTTACGCAAGGTAATTTTGAATTTACTACAGGAGTAACTGAAAAAGTTAATAGAAAATTTAATGTAGGCGCGTTCTCAGAACCGATGACTCTTGATAGTATGAATATTGAGGATTTGACGGAAAGTAGACGTATTATGGCAACTCAATTTAGAGTCTATCCAAATTATGATGTTTCTCAAGTTCTTAATTTCTCAATGTATGGAGCATTATCCAAAAGATTTAGTGTTTCTGTACTTCATATTATAAATTATTTCCCAGCGGCAATTGATGTGATGTTTAACAACATGTCATTCGTTACTGCATCAACGGCTTATAATATATCATATAATTCTGTTCAGAATGAAACTAATTTTAAAGTAAATGTTGATAGGTTTAATAATCCATTTGATATTGATTATTCATATAGTGCTTCAACTAACTTAAGTGCGAGAGAAATTACTGTATCTCCATATAGAAATTTGTATGATACATATCTTGATTATTGTATTGCATTTACAAATGACCAAGGTGAAAATAATATATTTAAAATACTTGGATTTTCTCCATCGGTAAGTCTTACAAGTGGTTATTTAGAATTTTATGTTCAGGGTGCACCATTTGGGACAGGAAATACTGAAGTCAATTTAAATTATCTAATTAGACCAAATGATTTTATTGTTGATAAAGTATTTTCTGAAAGTTTTGATGAAGTAGAAAAATTCTTGGTCAATAGATTAGTTAGACCTGAATATACTGCGGCATTCCAAGTGCCACAACAAAATGAAGCGGGTCAATATTATACTAATAATGAACAAGTTACATGGCCAAAAGATGGTTTATGGAATTTAGATATTAGGTCATTTAATTTTGATAGTTACCTAGAACAATTACAGGCAATTGCGGTTAATTTAGATGAGTTTAAAACAAATTTAATTTCAAGATTCTTGGTGAGTGATTCACTAAAAGATTTTGATACACTTGGTAGAAAAGTTGAAAAGGTCTTACAAATATATGGTAGAAGTTTTGACCAAGTAAAACAATTTATTGATGCGTTGGCTTATATGAACTCAGTAAATTATAATCCTGAGAATGATATTCCTTCACAACTATTAGTTAATTTAGCTCAAACATTGGGATGGACTTCCAATTTTTCACCAATTACTAATGAAGATTTTTTAGGGTCTATTTTTGGTAATACAAATACACCAACATATCCAGGTTATGCTAGAGCGCTTACTCCAACAGAAATAAATTATAATTTTTATAGAAATCTTATTTTAAATGCTGCTTATTTGTTTAAATCAAAAGGAACAAGAAGGTCAGTTGAATTTATTATGAGATTGATTGGAGCACCAGATTCTTTAATTGAATATAATGAGCATATCTATTTAGCTGACCAAAAAATAAATCTCGATCAGTTCTATACTCAATTCGCTCAGATATCTGGAGGAACATATGTTAATACTTCACCAGCCTATATCCCCGGAGATACTTACAAAGTAAAAGGACAAACATTTACCGCATTTACATCAAGTTCAGTATATGAAGATACAAATATACGATTAGAAGAATATCCTATAGATATTGAAGGGTATCCAAGAGCACCAATTGATACTGAGAAATTCTTTTTCCAAATAGGTTCTGGTTGGTATGAATCAACACCACAACATAGAAGCCCCGATAATGTTCAAGTTAATGGTAATGTCTATACAGGACAAAACTATGATATACAAACACAACTTTTACCATTCACTTATGGACAAACATATTTGAACAGGTTTAGAGATTTCCCTTATATGACGGAAGGATTTAAATTAAGTAAAATAGTTGATAATAATAAAACTTGGTTAAAAGATGATAATAAGATAAGAGTATCAACTCAAGGTGATTATAACGCTTATTATTTTGTAGATAACGAAAAACTGGTCTTAAATGTTAAGACTACAGATATCTTTATGAACCCTGGTCAAGGATTAGTTTATGGTATTTGGGATTCATCAGTAAAATATGATTATCCTATTCCCGAATCAGGTTTAACTGTCGGATATCCTGTACCAGGTGGTGTTGATTGGACTTTTGTTGACCCACAACCAAAGAAGAAAACATTCTTCGAATTCTCACAAACTTTTTGGGAGAATATGATTAATACAAGAAATAGACAATATATCAGCGATGGTAAAACAGGAGGTTACCCAACGTTACAATCACTTTGGTGGAAATATATTCAATCTGAGGAAACAGTTGGGGTACCTAATAACAAATACACATATCAAAAACTAATTGATTATGTTGAAGGAATTGGACCTTATTGGTTGAAGTTGGTAGAGCAAATGGTTCCAGCCACAACAATTTGGAATGGAGGTATTAGATATGAAAACTCTATATTACAAAAACAAAAGTTTGTTTATAGAAGACAAAGAGGATGTCAATTTATTCCTGTACCAATAGACCCTTGTTATATTATTGGAAATATATTCCAATATAACTGTGCAACCGAGTATACTGATTTTTATATATACCCTTGGCTAAATGGAGATACGAATGTTTCTAATTTTAGTGCAATATTAAATAATAGAGTTACTGCATTATTAGTTCAATATAACTTATCACCAACACAATGTATTTCAGATTCTATTCAATCAGATTGGTATGTTAATTTAACTATTGGAACTGATACAATAATTAATACATTGTTTTATGTAGGATATGGAAGTACAGATGTGCCAACAAATATACAATGGAGAAATGCATTAATTGGATCTCTTCCAAAGTTATATGATTATGGGTTTACTTATTTCCTTAATGGAAATAACTTAAGAATTACAAGTTTAACTTGTGAACCAAAAAATTTAAATGAATTAGTAAGTTTAAATGCAGGTATAATTATAGATATAAATTGTAACACAAATTAATGGCAGCGTTTAATTACATATTACAGATAACTGGAGATTGTCAGTCGGTAGGTGTCGGTGCAATTAATTTAATTCCTACAGGAGGAACCGCACCATATACCATTGAATGGACAACACCCGATTTAGGAGAAGACCAAGCAGTTTTATCATCATATAGGAGTGGTTTAGTACCTAACACATATGTTGTTAGAGTTAATGATTCAACAATACCAACTAACTTACAATTTTATATTAATATTCCTGTTTCAGACGGAGTTTGTGCCAGTGTTATTGGAATTACTAATACAACTTGTGAACTTAATAATGGGGCGGTTACAGGAACATCAACATCAGATTATTCTTCAACAAATTATTATTTATATAATAATTCTAATAATTTAATAAGTTCTGCAGTTACAAACGTATCGAATGTTGTCTTTAGTAATTTATCTGCGTCAACTTATTATATGATTGCTCAAGATTTGGGTGGTTGTACGGGTAGAAGTGAAAGTTTTATTATTGAAAGTTCGCCTCCATTTAATTTTGGATTATATCCTGTACCAAACTCAAGTTGTGGAGGAACACCTATAGGTAAAGTATTGGTCTCAGGGATGACAGGAGTCGCTCCTTACACTTATCTTTGGAGCAATGGGACAACGGGTAGCACAATCACAGGATTAACTGAAGGGTCTTATTCTGTTCAAATAACTGATTTTGAAAATTGTCAGGTAACACATTCCGCCACAGTAACAAGAGTAGACCCAATTGGTTTAGGTGGATTTACCGCAGTACCACCAACTTGTTTGCAACAAAATGGTAGTGTGACTCTCACAATTACAGGAGGAACATCACCATATTATTATTCTGCATCAACAGGAGATGTTTTAATATCGTATTCTCAACAATATACAATTAGTAATTTAACAGCTGGTCAATATAATTTTTTGGTAACAGATGCAGGATTTTGTACCCTAAATGCTGGAACAACTTTAGAAACACCACAAGGCATTTCAAGCGTTTCTGTTAATGCCCTAAATTCAACATGCTCAAGTACCGATGGTTCTATTCAAATAACAGTGATTGGTGGAACATTACCATATACATACACATTAGTTAGACCCGATGGTAGTACAAGTGCAATTACTAATTCTCAAACAAGTATTATTTTTCCAAAATTAACAACAGGAACCTATACTGTCGCAGTAAGTGATTCTTCAGGTTGTAGTTACATAGATGAAAAAACGATATATGCAGAAAATACATTCACAATTTCAACAAGTGTTGTAGGAACATCATGTAATCAAAGAAATGGAAAAATTACGGTTACCAGAACATCAGGTGGAACAGAACCATTTGATTTTTCTTTAGACGGAGTAACTAACTTTATAGATACAACTTTAACTGCAGTAACATTCTCAAATGTTGCTTCAGGGCAACATATTATTACAGTTAATGACGCAACAGGTTGTACTCAAACTACAAATGTATATGTTGCGTCAAGTCCACAACTTGATTACTCACTTTATAGCACATCTTGTGGTGGAGGTACAAGTGGAACTATAACAGCATTCATAACGTCAGGAACTCCACCATTTACATATCAATGGTCAAATAATGTTTCAGGTAATCCACAACAAATACAAGTTTCAGCATTAACTGCAGGGACATACAGTGTTGTAATAACTGACGCATCAGGATGTACATTAAGAAGAACAACTTCAATAAATTGCGCAACATCATATGTTTCTTATGAAAGTTATGCAATGGGAGCAGAATTATTCCAAGTACAATCACCAACTAAATATGGATTACTTCAAATGATGAATGAAGGTTTCGCTGACCTTACATCAGGTAACACAAATTGTGATTTGGTTACAGCGATATACACAGCCCAAGTTCTCGTTAACCCATTAGGAACTTCAGTAAGCGTACCATTCTTTACGGCAACAACATTGAATGTTGGACCAAGTGATAACTTATGGTATACTACAATCAGAACAATATTATTAAGTATTGATGGTGTTAGTGGTGTTACAATTGACGAATTGAATAATCAAATAACTATACAAACGAGTACAAGTAATTTCTCATTAAACGGACAAGAAATCATTATCAAATTGAATATTGTCTACGATATAATGTGTTTAACATGACGCAGATAAGAATTATAGACATATCAGGGAATACAAACCCAATTAATGTTTACATATCAGATGTTTATGGAAACAATCAATCCTTAATTGGAACAATTGCCACAGGGACTACGGTTCCGCCTATAGTTTATTATAATACGGTTATTCCTTCAATCTTCAACACTGCACCTCAAATAATGTTGACATTGGTTGATGCCAATAATTGTTCAATATTCAAAATATTGGATTGTACTTTTGGTTGCACATTTCAAATTACTATTGAAATGGAAAATTGTACTGTTGATATTAATATTCAAGATTCTTCTTGTGTTTTTGGAGTTACTTTGGATGACCCAAGTTGTTTTGTTTAACCCTTAAAAATATCCTACCTAATTTGCTAATAAATAATATTAAAGAATAACTCATTTTATTTATTTTTTAAGTTTATTACTAAGGAATTAGAATAGTTGCGGTATTTATTAAATAAAATCCGCGGATGGCACTTTATAATATTTTAGTTGAAAATAATGCAGCTGGTTGTAATGATACTTCAGTGACAGAACAAGTTAGTGCAAGTACATGTACAACATACATCGTAAGATTAGCTTCTAATTCAAACGCGTTAGGTCCATTCAGTATTTATGTTGATGCATCTTTATTCGGTTCGGGGTATACAAGAACAGATATGTTCAATGGAGTGGTAGTTCCTTTAGGTTGTGTAACAACACCTACGCCAACTCCAACAAAAACTCCAACACCTACACCAACTAGTGCTTTGATAGAAAATATAATTATTGTCGATGGATTTTTCTTCTCAGGTTCAATTGGTGCGGGTTATTCGGCAGTTGCAACTTACACAGTTGATACTGATGTAAATGTAGACTTTACTTCAACATTACAAACAACAACAGGAAGTCCAATAACTCAAAGTGTTACAGTGACTATTCCAAGTGGAACCATTTCAGGATTTACTCAAACATTTATTGATGGTCTTTATGTTGATTTAACTCAAGATGCCGAATTATCAGGATTTAGTGCAACTGTTGATGGAAGTACAATTTATGACTTTGTACCTGAATCAGGAACAACACAATTTGACGTAACGCCGACTCCAACACCATCGGTAACAGAGACACCTACATCAACACCAACACCAAGTGTTACAAACACTAAAACACCGACTCAAACACCAACACAGACAATTGCAGGTTCTGCAACTCCAACAAGTACAAGTACTCCAACTCAAACTCCAACTCAGACTCCAACAAACACTGGAACACCAACACAAACGCCAACAACCACATTAACGGCAACTCCAACAGAAACAACAACATTAACAGCAACACAAACTTCAACACAAACACCAACACAAACAGGAACTCCAACTCAAACTTCAACACAAACACCTAGCGCAACAACAACATTAACAGCAACACAAACTTCAACACAAACACCAACACAA